CATATCGAAACGGGACAGGACTTTTTTGATTATTCAGAACCGCAAGGAGAGATTGTCGTAAGCAATCCACCTTTCAGCAAACGTGATGCAATTTTTCAGCGGTTGTATGACATGGATGTTCCATTTGCGTTAGTTATGAACTTCAATGGGCTATTTGACAGCAAGCGTAGGATGCGCATGTTCAGCAAGAACCGTGTAGAGATTCTTGTGCCTTGTGGGAGAATGAAATTTATTCATAAAGACAACGGCGAGAGGAATAACCCTAACTTCCAAAGTGTATATGTTTGCAGCAAACTTTTTGACAAACAGATAGTTTTCAGCGATACAGAATTTTAATGACACAACTCTTTAATACAGACTTCCTTACCAATGATATACCTTCTGAATCGGTTGACCTTGTTGTTACAGACCCGCCGTATAAGGATCGTTGGCGGCGGAAGCACAACTCCTAAAGGCGGCGTGTTTGACAAAGCACAGAACACAAATGTAGTCAGTGGCAAGTTGTTCAACAATAATGCGATAGAGTTTTCAGAGTGGCTTCCTGAGATATACAGAGTGCTAAAGAACGGTACTCATGCCTACATAATGTGCAACGGAAGAAATATAGCGGCCTTGCAAGATGCGGCAGAGCAAGTTGGGGTCGTGTTTCAAAATCTCTTGGTATGGGATAAAGGACGGCTAAACCCTAATCGCTACTACATGATGCGTTGTGAATTTATCCTCATGTTGCGCAAGGGCAAGGCAAGAACTATCAACTATCCGGGAATGAGCAACATGTTTTCAGTTCCTAACAAAATCAGCAAGCGGCTCCACCCTACGGAAAAGCCCGTTGGACTTATGGAAATATTCATACAAAACAGTAGTAATGCCAGAGATACGGTGCTAGACCCGTTCATGGGCGCAGGCTCCACGGGTGTTGCGTCAGTGCGACTTGGCAGACACTTTATAGGATATGAAATAGATGAAAAATACTTCGATATTGCGAGAGGGCGCATTGAGGTAAATGTCCCTCAGTAACAAGCAGATAATTGACCTTCTATTACAATCAGACCTTGCGAACAAACAAAATGTCCTGTCACTCATGAGTATGTCTAAAGAGATATTGCATGAGGACAGGATTTTGTCTAGGTCGGTAATGGAGAAGGCCCGTGACATATCTATGACCGAATGTGTTAAGGGCAACGTGGGATTCTATGACGCATATCAAGATTCCCTCAAATACTTAGCACAGGATCACTACGACTTTGATGCCTACATGCTGTTCACAGAGCAGAACCGTGAAGCACAGACAAGGTTCTATCTCCCACGTAGGCGACTTATAAAACCGATGGTCGTTGACCACATGCAAGACCTTCTTGACGATAAGCTGGACTTGCTGACAATCTCTCTCGTGCCTGGTGGCGGAAAAGCCCAACCTCTTGATTCCCCTATTCTTACTCCTAATGGCTGGGCGCGGATGGGGGATTTGAAGGTTGGCGACAGCGTAATGTCAAGGCACTATGATACAGCGAAGGTTATAGGCATATTCCCTAAAGGCGTACAGAAAGTCTATAAGATAACCTTGGACAATGGGGCAAGCTGTGAATGTACATCTGACCATTTATGGAACGCCCTTGTTTATGGTGGCGGCTTAGAACACGCATGGACAAGCAACTTCACGCTAGAGCAGATAGACAAGATGCTCCGGCAAGGGTATTCCTTCCGTATCCCTATGGAAGATGGGTACTATAACGGCAAGATTATAAAGGTTGAGTACGTCAGAGAAGCAGAGTGCCAGTGTATCTATGTCGATCACTGGTCACACCTTTACGTTACTAATGACCATATCCTCACGCATAACACTTCACTTGAAGAGTTTCTTATTTCCTTCGTAATGGGACACTTCCCTAATAAGCCGAACCTGTTTTCATCGTTCTCCGGGTTCATGACACGCATGTTCTACGATGCCGTGGACAACCTTATTGAATCAAATGAATACTGTTGGCATGATGTTTTCCCGGACGTAAAGATGGAAAGCACTAATGCCAAAGAGGAAACCATCAACCTAGACAGATGGCAACCGTTTAAGACGCTGACTTGCCGACCTATTAACGCTTCGCTGACTGGTAACACACGTTGCGAAGGAATACTCTGCGTAGACGACCTTGTATCAGGTATAGAGGAAGCGCTATCTAAGGAACGACTTGATAAGCTGTACGGAAAGTACGGAACCGACCTAAAGACCCGTAAAAAGGTCGGTGCGAAAGAGTTGCACATTGCGACCCGATGGAGCGTACACGATGTTATAGGCCGATTACAAAGGCAGTATGAGGGTAATCCACGGTGCAGATTTGTTGCTGTCCCGGATATAGACCCCACAACAGGGCGTTCAAACTTTGAGTACGACTATGGCGTAGGCTTTACGGTCAAGTATTTCACGGACATAGCAGCTACGATGGATGAAATCTCCTACCGCTGTATGTTTAAGTCCGAACCGATTGAGCGAGAAGGTATCCTTTATAATGCGGATTCGCTGAAACGGTATCTTAATCTGCCTATGGATGAAGAAGGCAACGTATTAAAGCCGGATGCCATCTTCTCTGTATGCGATACTAAGGACACTGGTAAGGACTATAACGCCCACGTATGTATCAAACAGTACGGCAATAAGTATTATCTTGATGATGTTGTCTTTAAGAATATCGACCCCGGCGCACTTGACTACCTTAACGCTGACATGATCGTGCGTAACAAGGTACAAATGTCGCAGTTTGAATCGAACAAAGAAGGTTCACGTACTGCGAATGAAGTTGAACGGATTGTTACCGAAAAAGGTTGGTACTGTCACTTTACAAAGAAGTACACAACGCAGAATAAGGAAACAAAAATCATCATCAACAGTCCGTGGGTTCTGGAACATGTCTACTTTAAAGACCCGTCCCTGTATGAATTGCAGAGCGACTATGCCAACTTTATAAAATTCCTCTGTTCATGGACGCAGTTAGGCAAAAACACTCATGATGATGCTCCCGATGTAATGGCAATGGTGGCAATCTTCGTGGCAGAAATGCTTGGCGGACAGGTTGAAGTTATGAGCAGAGAGGAATTAGGTTTCTGATATGCTGTACAACTTTGGAAACAATCTGAGCCGTATCCGCAAGGAAAAAGGCATATCACAGAGAGAACTTGCCCGTATAATGCGTATGGATCACTCCATCATATCGAATTGGGAGAAATGCGCCAGGTATCCGACTTTGGACAAAGTACATGACCTTGCGAAAATCCTTGGCGTTTCCCTGCATGACCTGTTAGACGAAAATTATACCGACTAATATATTTGACACCAAAAGTCTATTAAAGTAGAATGAAAGGCGTAAGAAATGAAACTGACAGAGAAAGATTTTATTCAGCGTATAGCTGACAGTGCAGAAGTCAGTCATTCGACAGCGGCCCGTGTATGGGGGGCAGTCGTGGATTGTTTTATTGACCTGTACTGTGATGGCAACGAACTGACTGTCAAAAACCTTGGCACATTCCGGCTGAGAAGGCGCAAATCCCGTATAGGGTACGACTTCAAAACGGGAGAAAAGAACGTGTATATTGACGGTGGAGCAAGCCCGTATTTCAAGGCAAGCGACAATCTTAAAAAGGCGACAGATGCCAACTATAAGGAACGCTTGGAGATGGGTGCAGCGTTGCTTGGTGAAGAGTGACACCCTGTTTTCTTTTCTTTTTTCTTTCCATTAAAGGCCCCGTTTTGGGGCCACCTGATATAAACCGTATCCACCATATGTAAAAGTTATTATGTCGTAATCAATAATCTTTTCTCGTTTTTTCGTGGGAGCCGGGATACGGATTATATATACTACGGGATCAGCCAACATTACCGTTCAGCACTCCCTTTAGTGTTGATAAAATGTGCAGTCGCCCCTCTTTCGGGACATATTCAAGGGGTGCAAAAACCAACGAGATAGGCGCATACATGATTCTATCCATGCCTGGGGCAGTAATGTATGAGTGGGTTCGATTCCCTGCGTTGGATTTACCCTATTTCTACTCCATTTGTTTTTCCCCTTTCGACCAAAGAACGCCTGGGGAGTTCCGCTTGAACGAAGGCCAGCGGGAAAGCGGTTTTTAACCAGTACGCTAGGATAAGACCTAGAACGGTGCCAGTGTGCCATCGAAAAAGCCATGACAGGGCGCACACATTTCCTTTTGTTCCAACCATTATTTCAAAGCAAGCGGGGCGCTTTAGACCCCGCAATTTTTATATCTATGAGAGTTAGAATTAAGTATCATGACAAAGATTTACCTAGGCTAAAACAGGCGCATGAGGGAGAGTGGTTCGACATGTTTGCCGCCGAAAACTGTCAGATTAGATACGGCGAAACGCACATGATAAGCCTTGGGGTATCAATCGAACTGCCGGACGGATATGAAGCAATCATAGCCCCACGCTCTTCAACACATAAGCATTTTGGAATTATGTGCGTGAACGGTATTGGGATTATCGACAATGCCTATAAAGGTGACAATGATGTTTGGCACTTCCCGGCAATCGGCTGTAAAGGCTTTTATGATGCACTTGATTTGTTCCATGCCGAAACTGCAATTATCCACAAGGGAGATAGAATCTGCCAGATGCGGATTCAGAAGTGCCAGCCGGAGATTGAATTTGACGAGGTTGACTTCTTAGGCAACGCAGACAGGAACGGATTAGGAAGTACGGGCAAAAGATGAACGTTCCGTGTAAAGGTTGTACGAAAAGACACGCAACGTGCCACGCAGAGTGCTATGAATACAAAGCATACAGGGCGGACGTGGAAGAAGTAAAGAAGGCCCGTGATGTAGATAGAACCTATTACAGTGCCGAAAACGAGAGGAAAAGTGCTTGCAGAAAGCGCAGAGAAGGCTTTAGACCTACATAATGGTGGATATTTGCCAACATTTGCATTTTGCGTATTGACAACCCTTTTAAATAAGAAGTTTCTCCGCTAAAATTGTAGCGTAGGACAACGAAATGAAAGACGTAATTTGCCCTGTATGCAAGGCCAGTGGACGCACTAAGTTACTTCTGAGGGTGTCGGAAGATACGCAAGGCATTCTGTATCCGAAGTGCCGTGGGTGCCACAACGTGGTCAAGATAGTTATAAGAGCCAAAAGTGAGCCGGATGGTTCGCTTTTTGTATACCGAAAGAATCTACGAAAGTAGACGATGGAGCCGATATGCCTATTGCTAATGCAGACCTTGGTAGACTGGTTTTATACACAGACTACGAAGAAATCAACGAACAGAATATTGAGGAAGTTGTTTCGCTTGCGTGGACACAGCATCAGGCAAACGTACAGCGTATAAATTGGCTCTTCAACTACGAAAAGGGCGACCAGCCTATCAATGAGCGCATTAAGACCATTCGTGCTGACCATAACACGAAAGTCTGCGTGAACAAAGCGTCACAGATCGTGGACTTCCACACTGGGTATCTGTTATCCAATCCTATTACCTATGTGCAGAGAGCAAGGGTAGAGGACGGTAAGACAGAAGCGGACGGCAAGGCAGACGATAACAAAGTTGCGCTTTTCAATAAGATGTGCATTGAACAGGGCATGGCGGCTAAAAACATCGAACTTGCTATCAACCTGTTCACATGCGGTGTTGCTTACAAGATGGCCCTTCCTATGAGGGCTAAGAAGAAGCGCGGCAGACAGAAACCTTTCTCTTCCTTTGAGATTGCTATTCCGGCCCCGGCTACGACCTTTGTTGTGTACTCCAACGATGCTTACAGAGAGCGTATGTTTGGTTGCACATACAGCATCTTATCAGATGGGACAATCAGACTGACAGCGTATACGGACACTCTCTGCTACACACTGAAAGCTGATAAGGTATCAGACCTTCCTTCTATGCCGACACACTTTACAATGGTCGGAACAGTCTCCCCTAATGCCCTTGGCTATATTCCCATAGTTGAGTACACGCTAAAGGACAGGGCGGCGGTCTTTGAGAAGGTAATTCCTATTATGGATGCGTTGAACATCCTGGATTCTGACCGTGTAAATGACGTTACACAGCATGTCCAGTCACTTCTTTGGATGCACAACTGCATCGTGGATAAAGACCAAAAGCAGAAAATCAAAGATGGTGACGGACTTATCGTTACTAAATCTGCCGGGGATGGACACGAAGCAAAGATTACCTATCTGACACAGACTTTGAATCAGAGCGAACAGCAGACCTTTGTTGACCATCTGATAGCGGAGTTACAGGAAATCACTTCTACTCCAAACTGGAATGAGAGCCGTGGTGGTTCTACAACAGGTGCTATGCAGCTTTCAAACGGCTGGCAGTGTGCGGAACTGTATGCCGGACAGGTGGAACAGCGTTGGGATGCTTCCGAACAGGAATTTATCAAGGTCTGTATTGAGTGCATCAGGGCAGATAACAGAGAAGAAGTCAAGGCAGTCAAGGAACTTGAACTTGCGGATTTGGAAGTCCGTTTCTGCCGGAAAAAGACTTACGATCTTGTGTCTAAGGTCAATGCACTTGTATCCCTTATCAACGTTGGTGTTGATGGTCTTACCGCATTTAATACCGTATCCCTGTTTACAGACAGTCAGCAGGCATGGCTTGATTCTGCGCCTACGATTAACCGCTTACAGGCGGCAATCGGAAAGACGCAGACAAGTAACGACTGGAACGCAAACAAGGACGAGAACGGCAACGGCGGTTCAGAGAATGACGAGAGGGATAAGACAGAGGAAAGCGTACAGCCCTCTAAGGTTACGGGAGTTGATGTTTCCTCATGATTAACACTATCAAGTGGTTCGATGAAATGGCAATCTTACAGGCCGATAAAGACAGGCGTGTAGATACCGCTGACAGGTTCGGAGAAGCGTTGCTGTCCTTCTTCCAACAGCAACTTTTAGACCTTCGGCGGGGCCATTTCCTCAACGAAAAATCCCACGATGATTACATAGACGACCTGTATGCTATGTATCTTGCCTTTATTCCGGCAATTTACAGATATGAACGCATGGCAACCGACAAAGCCATGAGGTTTGCGGAAGGCGTACAGGAAACCACGGAAAAGGCCGTCTTAGAGAACAAGGATGAAAAGTTCCGTGACATGGTAATCATCGGTGGTCGTGTCAAGGATATGCCCGAAGATGTGCTTGATAAACTCGGTGAAACGAGAGCGAACAATGATGGAGTGTATGAAGCAACGTGGATATGGAATTTCTATAACCACATGGAGTTAGCCAAAACGCAGATTACACACACTTGGCAAACGATGGAAGATGAAAGAGTAAGACTGACACATGCCGAAGCAGACTTGCAGACCGTACCTATTAACGTACCGTTTACAGTCGGCGGGTATCAGATGATGTTCCCCGGTGATGATTCCTTGGGAGCGCCACTGAAAGAAATCATCGGATGCAGATGTGTCGAATTATAAAAGAGCCTTTGAGCCGGATGGAAAGGGACATTCGTGTTGCCTTTCTGTTCGGCTTTTTGTGTATTCGGGGCCACGTCCGACTTAGGCAATCGTGCAGAGAAGCACTGAAATAAACGCAAATTCAGATGGTCAGAGAAGACCTAAATCGCAAGGAGAACAATCTATGGCAGATGAAGCAAAAGTAACCACAGAAGAGCTTACGGTAGACCAGCTTAAAGAGCAGCTTGCACAGGCCAAAGCGGAGAACGCAAAACTCGGCGCAGAAGCGGCGAAGGCAAAAAACCGCATTGATGAACTTTGCAAGAACGAAGGCAATCTGAAAAAGGCCCTGCGTGAGAAGCAGACCGCAGAAGAAGCGGCAGAAGCCGCAAAGAAAGAACAGGAAGCGGCTGAGAAGCAGAGAGTTTCCAACCTGGAAAGGGAACTCGGCATCATGAAGGCTACCAACCGTTATATGGGCCTTGGTTTTGGCGACCAGTCCGAAACACTTGCCACATATGAGTATGACGGCGACATGGATTCCTGGACAGATGCGGTCACTAAGCACCTTACAGGCTATAAGGCACAGCTTGAAGAAGCTATCCGTGCGGAGTATGCCGCAAAGATGCCGACACCTTCTAGCGGTAATTCTTCTACCGTGGATTACACGAAACTCATAGCAGATGCGCAGGCATCCGGCGACACACTTACAGTCGCAAAGTACATCCGTGAGCAGGCACAGGCCAACGGATTCAAGATTCACGAACATTAAACTTTTTCTTTACCTAAAGGAGAACCACTATGGCAACAGCTACTTCTTTTGCAGTACCTAATTACAGCGGTATGCTCTTCGTCAAGGGCAACGCTAGATCCCCTTTCAGCACTCTTATCGGTGCAAATCCTCTGGTTACTAACCATGTAGAGTTTTCTTGCGGTCAGTTTTGGCAGGCAAAGACAGGCACACAGCCCGCAATCTCTGAGACTGATTCCCTGACTGCTCCGCAGGCTACGGTTACAACCCGTCAGCAGAAGACCAACGTTACTCAGATTTTCCAGTATTCCGTAGACGTTTCCTACGGGAAGATGAGCAACATGGGAACCCTGTCCGGCATCAACGTAGCAAATCAGACCGCTAATCCGCAGGCTGAACTGGACTTCCAGGTTGCGACTACGATGGCACAGGCCGCCGCTGACATTGAGTACACCTTCCTGAACGGTGTATATGCAAAGGCCGCTAACGATGGACAGGCCAACAAGACAAAGGGCCTGCTTGCCGCAATCGAAACCAACGTAGTTTCCGGCACCACAGGCACAGGCGCCGACCAGGTCGTTTCTAGTCTGACATGGGATCTGGTGACAGAAGCACTTGCAAAGATTCACAAGCAGGGCGGAGTTATCAGCAACTACGTCCTTGGCGTTGATTCCACCGCTATGATCCAGCTTAACAAAAACGCAATCGACAACAAAATGACCATCGTCCCGGCATCCCGTGAAATCAACGGCCTTGCACTGAACACAATCGTTACCCCTCTCGGAACCGTTGCACTTGTACTGATTGATACACTTCCGGCTGGCACAGCAGTTATCTTCAACCCTGCTATGATGCACCCCGTTTATCAGCCTGTACCGGGTAAGGGCAACTTCTTCCTGGAGCCGCTTGCAAAGGTCGGCGCTTCCGAAAAGTATCAGATTTTCGGTCAGCTTGGTCTGGACTTCGGTATGGAATACCTGTCCGCAAAGATCACTGGCATCCTTACCGCCTAACTTATAAGGAGAACGACATGACCTATGATTACGATAAAGCCGCTGAAATAATCGGTGATGATTCCCTAACTGAGAATGAGGTCATGTCCCTCGTGAACAGAGCCGAACGAAGGGCGCTTAACTACTACTTTTGGTCAGAAGATGAGCGCCCTTCTGACGAGCAGAAAGATGCGTTTTTGGAAATGCACGAATATGACATTTACGAAATTGCTTCTACTCTCGTTAACTCCATAGCAAGGGGTGGCTTGGTATCACACACAGAGTTAGGGATTACTGATAACTGGGGCAAATCGGGGAGCCAGTCGGTTGATGAAATCCTCGGTTTCCTCATTGGACGGAAAACGTATGTGGTGTAACGATGGCAAAGACAAAATATCTGAATTTAAAGAACCTTCCGTTTCTTGAACAGGATTTTTGGTATGCCAGGATGAAGGGCCATGAACCCGAAGTTGACAGTGAGGGCAATCTTACTGGTGACGATGTACTCACATACGAGAATCCCGTCCATGCTAAAGCAAGAATCGGTTTCACGCAGTATTACGATGCGGATACAGCGTTCACAAAGGGCGTTGTCCACAACAGGGCAATTTCCTCAGTAACAAAGTTTCCCATTGACGAATACACAGTCCTTTGGATTGATGTGGAACCCGTTATCAAACAGGACGGAAGTACAGACACGGAGCCGGATTACTACTGCGTTGCTTATAGGCAAGATATTCACAGGAATGTTTGGGCCATAAGAAAGCGTGAAGGATATGAGGGCAATCAAAGTTAATGTCCTAGACCCTACATCTATTGATGCGGCAGTCAAGGCATTAGAGGACTATAAAAAGAAACTCGAACAACTGCCGGACAAGGTTGCACAGAGAGCGCAGAAGGAAGGCTTAGAGAGGATGATAAGCGGGCTACCGCCTATATCGGATCAGAACGAGCCAGCGCTTTATGGCACAGGGCAGTACGGCAATGTCTACACTATTGAAGCGGGTGGATGCTTACCGTATGTAGAGTTTGGCACGGGCGTTGTCGGACAGAACGTTGGGTATCCTGAACCCGTATATCTGACCAATGTGGGTTGGCAATACGCAAGCGGCCCTCACGTATTTACCACCAAAAAAGGCCGTAAAGGTTGGTTTTGGTTCAGTAATGCGAGAGGACACTTCCTATTTACAGAAGGTATTGCCCCCGGCGGATTTATGGCAAGCACTATCCGCTATCTGAGAGACAGAATCCCGGAAATAGCAAAAGAGGAATTGAACAGCAATGGTTAAAGACAGAGTTAACCAATACTATACCGAACTGCTTACCTACATGCAGACGGCAACGGACGAATATCCGGCCTATGACATGAGGGGCGGCATGAAGTACACAAATACCCCGGCGCATTTCCCGTGGATGTATCTGCATCAGATAGACGGTAGCGGAACGGCCTATACACTGTCCAACGGCGAGGATGCAATCAACCTTGGCTTCCAGTTGGATATATATGAAAAGGTCAGCTTGGGTGCCTGCCGGAACATGGCTAACAAGGCCCGTAAATGGTTCGTAGACAACGGTTTCCGTGTGACCTACTTCAATCCTATTGATAACGTCAACGACAGAAGTATCAATCGTTTCTCCATGAGAGTTACGAAGTTTGAAACATAAGGAGCATTATCATGGCAAAACTTACTAATGTAACCTACCTGAAGCGCAAGGCTAACGGCGGTTCTGCTTTTGAGAAGGTATGCGACATTTCCTCTTATCCCACACTGTTTGGTGCGCCGGAAACCATTGAGGTTACAACGCTTTCCAACAAGAGGAAGAAGAGTTTTATCAACGGCCTGCTTGACGGCGACACCATGGAATTTGGTTGGTTCTACGATAAGACCACCTTTGACACTCTGCTTACCTACGAAACGGCAGACCGGGCAGCTACTTCCGCAACCCTGTCTACTTATCAGCTTTGGTTTGGTGAGAACGGCGAGGATGGCATCTTTGAGTGGCAGGGCCGCATGACAGTCGGTATCCCCGGTGGTGAACCTAACAACGCTAGACAGGCTAATCTGTATATCAGCGACGAAGGCGCAGAGGAACTTCACGTAGCCACAGCATAAGGAAGTTAATACGGGGATGGAGCACATCTGTCCCCGTATTTTTTACAAGCAAGGACAAGATTTTATTAGCGAAAGGACAGCTAACGAATGAACACTACGAAGAAACTTAGACTGAAATCTGCAACTGGTGACAAGGTTTATGAAATCGACCAGTTAGAGTTTATCAACATCATGTCTGACGTTGAGGAAAAGGGCGTAAACGTTATCGGACTTATCACAGGCGAAGCCCCCACGATCAAGGCAATCCGGGTTCTGCTGGCTTGCATGATTGGAACCGACCCTAAGACCGCAGGCCGTATGCTGGCAGAACACATGCTTCTCGGCGGTGAAATGACAGACGTTACCGACGCTTTCAATGTAGCAGGTGAAGAAGCGGGTTTTGGGGAAACCGCAGAGGTAGCGAAGACCGAAGCGGAGTAATACCGAAAACAAAGGACGAAAAAAAATACTCGTCCTATACAGAAATGATAATGGACTACTGGCTTCCACGGGCAATCATGTACGGGATACCCGAAGAACGGTTTTGGCACATGAACCCTCGGAAGCTGGAGCCATATGATAAAGCGTATGAACTTAGGCAGACGGACTGGAAACGGAAAGTAGAAATCGAAGCATGGGCGCATGGCATGTACGTCCATCGTGCGATAGGGTGCGTATTCACTAAGCCTGCACAGCCGTATCCGAATAAGCCGGATTCTCTGTTTGAAGAAACAAGAGAAGTTGAACTTACGGACGGACAGAAGTTTTACGCATACATGCTAAAGCATAATGCCGCAAGAAGAAAAAGGGCAAAATCAGGGGGATAGGTCGCCGGAGCCGATAAGCGTTAAGTCCTTGGCGCTTCCCCCTGTTTGCATATATGAGGTAAGAAATGGCAGATGGAAATACGCTTGATAAGTTAGTCATAGAACTAGAAGCGAAAGCGGCTAGTGGTACTGACAATATTACAAAACTCACAAGGGCATTAACTTCTCTCAGCGGCGCAACTAAGAGTATTGATTCCGAAAGACTGTCTGCACTGACTGGCGTTGTTGGCAAGTTTGCTCAGACTGCGAAGGTCGCTGATGGTGCTATTCCTAAGTTGGTCAGTGGGTTAGGAAGCCTTGCACGGGCAACGAATAACTTAGACGTTGGGAAACTCTCTTCTTTTATTAGGGAACTGAACAAACTCAACGGCCTAGATATTAACGGTAAAGGCGTTGGCGAATTAGCAAGC